CTGGCCATGATGTTTATGAAACTGTGCGAACGCTATGCCACAAGATCAAACTGGAGAGGATACACCTACAATGAAGAAATGCGCGGACAAGCCCTACTACAACTCAGCCAAATTGGACTCCAGTTTGACGAGTCCAAATCGCAGAACCCTTTTGCGTATTATACTGCTGCCATCACCAATAGCTTTACTCGTATCCTGAACATTGAAAAGAAAAATCAAAACATCCGTGATGACATACTAGAAATGAACGGACTCAATCCTTCATGGACACGCCAGAACTCTGGCAAAGCTGGCATGGCAGCCATGAGTGGTCCGGTTACCACCACCACCTATGAAGAATGACAAAAACTGTTCCTATAATTTATAATGGTGGATCTTATGGTACATATCTTGAATGGTGTTTGACTTCACTATGCTCTAGTCAGCCAATCATTGATCCATTTACCGGCACTGGGAGCAGTCATAAATTTCAAGGCAATTTTGTGTCATGCACACAAGACTGGCAGCAATACTTGTCAACAGGTGCACCACACCAGTTGGTACGGTCGCATCCTAAAATTTACAAAACTGAGTCAATCTCAAAAAATTTAAATGAAATCTTAAATTCAGTGGATAACATCATTTATTTGTATCCAGACAAGGATTCGGTACTGTTGACTGTAAACAATTATTTTACAAAAATTTGGGATGACTGGTGGAGTCATCAATTTTTCACAGAAATAGATGTGTCAAAAATTTATTCAAATTGGGAAGTTGCTGATATACCCATTGGTGAAATTCCCACCTGGATTCGTAGAGAATTTCTGAGCTTTTATCTAATGCCAGCTTGGTATGATCAAGTCGAATGGTATCATTTGGATTCATGGAATCACCCTAGATCGCACAATATACTTGTAAAAGATTTGTTGTATGATTTTGAATCAGTCATTGATCAACTACAACAAACTCTAAATTTTTGCTTTGTTAGACCAGTGAGTGATTTGTTACCATATCACAAAAAAAATTTACAATTACAAAAATTTAAAAATCAAGATAAACTGTGTAAAAATATTGTTGACTCAGTTGTGAATAATTTTGAATTTGATTGGTCCGATCAATTGGTGCCGCTTGCAAGTGAGAGCTGGATTCAATGGCAGCTGAGAAATTTAGGCTATGAAATACAATGCCATGGGCTTGACACGTTTCCTACAAATAGTGTACACTTACAAAAACTAATCTATCCTGTATGAATTTATTTAAAAAAGCCGCGGTCTTTACAGACATACATTTTGGACTGAAATCCAACAGTCAAACGCACAACGATGACTGTTTGGATTTTGTGAAATGGGCCACTGCCAAGGCAAAAGAAGAGGGTTGCGAAACCTGCATGTTCCTGGGCGACTGGCACAACAACCGGGCCAGTTTGAACATTGTCACACTGAGTTATAGTCTAAGAGCCCTGGAGCATATGAATGACAACTTTGAACATGTGTATTTTATTCCTGGTAATCACGATTTGTATTACCGGGATAAGCGTGATATACAGAGCGTGGAATGGGCACGACATCTCCCAAATGTTACGATATGTAACAATTGGCACAGTGATGGTGATGTTGTTATTGCCCCTTGGCTGTGCGGTGACGATCATAAACGCATACCCCAACTGAAAGGTCGTTATATGTTTGGGCACTTTGAACTGCCCGGTTACTACATGAATGCCATGGTGCAGATGCCGGATCATGGTACCATACAGCGCGGCGACTTTGGCGGCTTTGAACATGTGTTTACTGGACACTTTCACAAACGCCAAACTGCCAACAACATCACGTATATTGGCAACTGCTTTCCGCACAACTATGCCGACGCCGGAGATGATGAACGTGGCATGATGATCCTGGAGTGGGGTCAAGAACCCAAGTTTCATGCTTGGCCCAATCAGCCCAGATATAGAGTGTATGGCCTGGCCAACTTGATTGACAATGCTGCCACACTGCTTGCACCTCGGATGCATGTTCGTGTAAACTTAGACATTGAGATTTCGTACGAAGAAGCCAATTTCATCAAAGAAACATTCATCCGAGACTATGATCTACGTGAGATGGCCTTGATTCCCAATAAAACTGCCGGAGTGGATGTGGATCTTGCTCCCGGTGATATACGGTTTGAATCAGTGGACCAAATTGTCACCGACCAGTTGACCAACATTGAGTCAGAGTTTTACGATAACCGACTGTTGTTGCAGATATATCAAAACTTATGATTCAAATCAAAAATTTAACTGTTCGCAACTTCATGAGTGTGGGTGCTGCCACACAAGGTATTGACTTTGATCGTCAAGACTTGACTCTGGTACTGGGTGAGAATCTGGACCTGGGAGGCGATGGCTCACGCAACGGCACAGGCAAGACAACTATTATCAATGCACTCAGTTATGCTATGTACGGACAAGCACTGTCAAACATTCGCAAGGACAACCTTGTGAACAAGACCAATGCCAAAGGCATGATGGTGAGCCTGGACTTTGCTGTGAACGGCAAGAACTACAGAATTGAGCGTGGGCGCAAGCCCAATGTGTTGAGATTCTTTGTGGACAGTGAGCAACTGACAGCACAGGATGATGCACAAGGTGACAGTCGCGAAACACAGGATGCCATTGAATCGGTGTTTGGCATGAGCCACGACATGTTCAAACACATCCTGGCCCTGAACACCTACACAGAACCTTTCTTGAGTTTGAAGGCCAACGAGCAGAGAACCATAATTGAGCAGTTGCTGGGCATTACCATGCTGAGCGAGCGAGCAGATCGCATCAAAGAACTCAACAAAACCACCAAAGATGCCATCACACAAGAAGAATTCCGCATACGTGCTGTGCAAGAAGCCAACCGGCGCATTGAAGAACAAATTGAAAGCCTGCGCAAGCGACAACGGCTGTGGACAGCTCGGCGCGACGAGGATGTTGCGAAGCTTGGTCAGGCCATTGCGGATCTGGAACACATCAACATCGACGCTGAAGTACAGGCACACAGAGATCTAGAAGCATTTCACATCAAGAAAAAAGCCCTAGACGATGCCACTCGTTGGATCCGTCAGATTGACGCAGATGATGTGAAGCAAAACAAACTGTTGGAAAAACTTCGTCGAGAGCTTGAGGCCTTGGACAACCATCAGTGTTATGCTTGTGGTCAAGACCTGCACGACAGCAAACAAGATGCAATACGTGTGACCAAGCAGGCCACCCTGCAAGAGACAGCACTGCAACTGTTGGCCAATGACACACAACGCATGGAGCACCAGGCACGTCTGACAGAGCTGGGTGTGCTGGGTTCGGCACCCACAGTGTTTTATGACACCCTGGAAGATGCACTAAACCATCGCAACACTGTGGAAACCCTGCGCAAAGATCTGGCCACAAGATCCGCCGATGCGGATACCTATGCAGAACAAATTGAAGACATGCAGAGACAGGCTCTGCAGGTGGTTTCGTATGATCACTTGAATGATCTCACTAGACTGCAAGATCATCAAGAGTTCTTGCTTAAACTACTGACCAGCAAAGATTCATTTGTACGCAAGAAAATCATTGATCAAAATTTGAGTTATTTGAACGCCCGACTCACCTGGTACCTGGATCGTATTGGCCTGCCGCACACAGTGAAGTTTCAAAATGACTTGACTGTGAGCATTGAAGAACTGGGTCGTGAGCTGGACTTTGACAACCTGAGTCGTGGCGAACGCAATAGACTGATCTTGAGCATGAGCTGGGCCTTTCGCGATGTGTGGGAAAGTTTGTATTCGCCCATCAACATCTTGTTTATCGACGAAATGATTGACTCGGGCCTGGACACACAGGGTGTGGAAAATGCCCTGGCCCTGCTGAAGAAAATGACTCGCGAACGCAACAAATCAATTTGGTTGGTGAGCCATCGAGACGAACTGGCCGGCCGTGTGGAGAACATCTTGCGTGTGGTCAAAGAAAATGGGTTCACCAGTTACAGTACAGACATAGACCGAACATGAAATTTCACACAAACTCATCAAACTCATAACTACTAACGAAAGGCAAATCCTCAAACACACATGACATGGTTTTATCAAAACAATCTGGTAGAAACACTGCCTGAAGAGTGTGTGGGATTTGTTTATCTAATCACCAATAATCTCACTGGACGCAAGTACATAGGCAAAAAATTAGCAAAATTTTCAAAAACAACACAAAAAACAGTCAAACTTAAAAATGGAACAAAAAAGCGGAAAAAGATACGATCAAAAATCGACAGTGATTGGAGAGAGTACTATGGGTCAAGCCCAGAATTGACCGCAGACGTAATCACCCTAGGCACCGAAAACTTCACCAGAGAAATACTTTACTATTGCAAATCCAAGGCTGAATGCAGTTATGTTGAAGCCCGCGAACAGTTTGCAAGGCAAGTGTTGGAATCACAAGATTATTACAATGGCCATATACAGGTACGTGTGCATGGCCGACACATCCTGAACAAAATTTAATTAGACACTGTGTTGGGTGCTATGGCCCAACCCCATTGAGGAACGGTGAGAGACCCGGTCCGGATCTTGGGCGTCAAAGGCAACTGTTAACTTAAGGCAGCAAATGGTTGGGGCAATGAGAAAAAGCAACCCCTGCTCGTAGGACTTGGATCTATTTCGGGTTACTAGGGTTCCGTTGATATGTGAAGCTTGAGTAGGGGGTACCGGTCAACCGCCTCCGTGTAGGAAACTACAATCTCATTAAAATAGATGACTGCGGTCACTCAGATGATGCGGTCAATTCACCGTGCATACGGTGAATTGTGACCACAGTATCTAGATGATACTT